ACATTGACAATCATTTCTTCTTCTCGTCTTTCACATCTACCCATCCTGCTTTAAGGTAAATCCCTAAATACTCTTTGGGTATCTCTTTTACCACTTTGTTCCTTGTGACCTTTATCATCATGTCTGTTCACCTCTCACTATTCGTTTCTCGAATGTAACCTCTATCGCAAGATTCTGATTTCTGACTGATTCGACTTTAGCATTTGCACCCTGACCGTTGATGTAGGTTGAAGTTATGACTGGGTCTGCACCATCCTCATTCTTCTTACCGCAAAGGTAGACCAAATCGCCTTCCTTGAACACTCCTGCATACTGGTCGAAATTGAGTATGGCACGATACATCTTAGTAACTCTCTCTCCGTACTGCATTACATTAGTGAAGCCTTGTATCGGCTGGTAGTTTATCCAGTAAGGCACAGGAGCACCATAAACGCCTATCTCGGCATTTGATTCGTTAGTCCTCTTGCAAAGGTAGAGTTTCTTGTAACAGATCATTTTGGAACACCTACTCTTCCGACTAACTGCCTTCTAAGCTCGTCTGTGATGTATGCACTGCTGAATGAGATTGAGAGACCGTTTTCAGAATAGGCTTTGGCTGACGAACAGCCTGACCTTTCCACTATGTCAATCATTCTCGCCTTCACCCACGAATAATCCCTCTCATGCCCGACTGGTATGTCTACTATGCTCTTATCGAATGGATATACTATTCTCAGATAGTCATTTAATGCCATTTCGTAGATATCATCTATGTCAGTCATTGACAAATGAGGAAACTTCATCGCTATGCTGTTTTTAACTGTGGTCTCGGTCATATCAGTCCTCCGTCAGAATCGGGAAGGGGTTTCCCCCTTTCCCTATCTGCAATTCAGGTTACGCTCCTACTGTCAGTATATACATCTGATATATGTCAGCAGGGCATGGGAAAGCGATAGCTGAAGCCTTAGTCCATGTTGCTACTGGGTCAGGTGTAGAATACTGTGTAACTGCTACAAATCCTTCAAGCCTGTCTATGATTCCAGCATCTTCTTCTGGCGTGTATGTAAGGAATGTTCTTCCTAATACCTCGTCAGTTGTAAGGAATGTCACGACATCTTCATTTAAGAAATAGTATTCGGTGTCATCTAATGCTGAAAGCCTGTATGAGCCGTCATATACGATTATCTCGATTCCTAACTGCTGTAAGATGTACTCCTTTACGAATTTTACAGATGCTATTACCCCTAATGTAGCGGCTAAAGAGTTCAATCCTGTATTCTTCTGCAAATATCCCATTATCTTAGATGTCATTACTGCTCTGACTATCTTGTTTTTAGCCCTTGTCTGTATGTCTACTAAGTCCGCTAAGATGTTAGTTGCAGGATTAGACCATCCGTTTACAGCCATTCTGTGGGTTGCAGGTAAGCCGTAATCGACTACTTTAGCCACATTATTCTCTGCAATGGTGAGTTTCGCTGTTGAAAGCACTTCACAAGCCATAGCCTCTATTCTCGTGAGAACCCTTGATATAAGGTTAGCGGCGTCATCAAAAATCCTTCTTAATGCTTCCTGTTTGTCAGGATTCATCATTCCATTAAGCAAGAGTTTCTTCAAGGCTTCGCCCTGATTGAGTTTTTCCTTTATAAGAAATAACTCATAGTTCACGCCTTCTGGATTAGGTCTGTCACCTATTCTTGCTTCTGTGTCAAGGGCGTGTATCAATGCCATAACAGGCACTTTCCCTTTTTCTGTGAGCTGCATAACTGCCAGCTTCATGTTCTCTGTCTTGACCATAGGGAAGAATCTCATTCCTATGAAGTCTTTTGTAGCTTCAAGATAATCGAAATCGTTACTGACTGCAACGAGTAATTCCTTATCTATCATTCCTAAATAATCAGCCATTTTAATTTACCCCCTTACGCTAATGTCGTTACGGTCGCTGTGACATAATCGCTATGTGTATAGTGAATATTATCAGCAAGAACCCTGACATTGTATGTTGCTACTGTCGCTACGGTGTAACCTGTGGCTGTTGTAACTGCGATTACCGCTTTGTTTACATCTGATACTTCGTAAGCGATAGCATCTGTGTTGGAAGTCCATGTGAGGTCACCTGTGGCTACTGTGACTGTTACTGTCGCAAGAGCTGTCATATCAGGCGAACCGAATGACGGTCTTGGAGTAGTGCCTTCTACAAAAGCATACAAGCCTCGTGCAGCGAGGTTAGACGCTTCTGCTGTCACTGTTGCTGGCAGGTTGGCGTCTATGTAAGAACCTCTTATCATCAATGATGCTTCCTTCTTCTCTTCTGTGATGTCGATATCATTCCAAAGCAGTCCTTTGCCTATTACCGCATCGTTTACGAATGTTCCTGATTTTACTATCTTCCTGCCGTTTTCAGTAACATAAGTTGCGAATGTGGTATCTAAGGTGATTGTCTTTTGAACAATTCCGACTTCACTTCCTAACCAATTTGGTCTGTTTAAGTAAAGTGTACTCATGTTTATTGCTCCTTCTTAGTTAAAATGTTAGTTTCTTCTCGAAACTCGGTTTCTTCTGTTCCTGATAAGCCTTAAATTCAGAAACTTCTGGTTTTGAACCTTGCTTGATTTTCGTGTCCGTATCTTTGGTCAAAGCAGTTTTTGTAAGTTCGGCTGTTTTCGCTTCCCTTTTCTCTACAAGTCTGGTAATCTCTGTCGCTAAGTCTAACATCTTTTCAGGCGGTACATTCGATGCTAAAGCTTCTATCACTCCTTTGTATTCGGATTCTTCCCACCCTTTCTTAGCGAACACGCCTTCTGCCTTTGTCTTGTTCAGGTCAAGCGTTACTGCCTTGTAGTCGTTCTTCAATGCTTCGATTTCAGCCGCTTTAAGTTCCTCTTCCGACATGCGTTCCTTTTCCTTGCGTTTGTACTCTGCGATTTCGGAAGCGGTCTTATCGAAATTCTCTTTAAGTTTCTTTTTCTCTGCTAATGCGAGTTCAAGTTCATGCTGTAACTTTTTTACATCAACAGCCTCGTTTGCAGCCTCGTTTGCAGGCTCGCTTACAGGTTCATTCTTTATTGGTTGTGTCATGGTTCATACTCCTGCGATTTAGGACTTCTCTGTCCGCCTTTCTAAAGGCAAATTTTTGCGGTTATAGACTTCTCTGTCTTTTTGAGGTTTAAGGCTTCTCTGCCTATATTAATCATCAAGCGTTTCGCTTGGATTAGCCGTTTCATTCTCTTGCTTTTCAATGTTCTGGGCTTCCCTCATTTTCATAAGGTTTTCAGTCCACCTTGCAGAAACCGTCTTTACATCACCGAACAAAGGAACTGCCCTTAATATGTCCTCAAACGGCATCCCTACTTCGACAAGGTACTTGACTGACTGCGTCTTGCTCAAAATGTTGTCCGTCATGTTGATGTTGTACTTTATTTCTATCTGATTAGGGGAAATCTCGTTAAGCTTGTTCTTAGGGTTCAGTTTCGCTATATCTATGAACCTTTTAAGCACTTCCCTGTCTGACTGCTCCATAGCGAGTATATCCCTTTTGATTATCGTGTATGCGTTAGTCCACCCACCGCCTAACAGTCTTGCTTCGCCTGTATCTCCACCTGATGTGACATTCGCACTCGCTAAAGGCACTCCCACTATGTCGTAACATCTTGTAAGTATCTGCTCTAAAAGAATGTTTATCTGCTCATGCTTCACTTCCATGCTTATCTTGTCTATCTTCGGATCACTACTGCTATATGTCGGTGGAAGCACTACTGCGCCTTTTTCAAGCATCTCTATGTATTTATCAGAGTTCTCAATCTCGCAGTTTATGAATACGAGTATCTGATTGACCACATCCACTATATTGTCAATGGAATTTGAGATTATGGTGTTTATGTTGTTCAGCAAATCATAAACCATTTCTACAATGCCTATACGCCTTTGGTTGTACGAATGCTCCACCATAGGCAGATGATTGTAATAAGGGTTGCTTAATTTGTAAGTGCCTTGAACGATATTAAATTTATTATCGAACACGCAAGTCCACCCATGAGCGAAAACCTTATAGAAATGTTTTGTGTTGCCTCTGTCGTCAATCTCGTCATATCGGTTGAAGCAGAATAATGTTCCATCACCTTCCTGTCCGATATATGAGGAATACACCACAGCATTGTCCTGACTGTCTATGCACTCGTAAATAAAAGGCGAATCGTTGTCTATGTCATAGCCTTCTTCTTTAGTCTTGAATCTCGCTTTGCCTTCGCCTACTTGGGTTATTATAGAGGTTCTTGGAACTATATAAGATGTCGCTATGCCTGTGGCATACATATTGTGTTTTATCTGCAAATCTTTTGAAAGGAAGTTAATGTCAGTCAGATACTTGTCAAGGTATTTCAAATCATCAGTAAGCACATCTGCTTTCTGTGCGAACTCTCTCGGTTCGCCTAATATGAACCCTTCTTTGAATGTGACCAGAGCATAAGCATGGTTCATCTTGGTCTTGTTGTTATGCTCTTCCGCACTCTCGAATTTCCTCGTCTTATTATCAATAGGCTGAAACTCTCCATCAACATAATCAAGAAGATACTTGATTTTCCTTGCGTTCTGCGTATGTGTTGAAATTATGGTCGAGAAATGTTTAGAAACCAATTCTGGGGTAATCTGTTCTTCGGTGAAAGGGAGGGTCAGTTTCTTTATCCCTGCGTACTTGAAACTCATTTCATATCTACTGGTTGAGTATAGCATCTCTTTCCTTTCTAAATAAAAACAAGTGCCATAATGGTGTCATCAGCACTTGTCGTTTTACATTCCTGTCATCAGCAGAAACTTTTATTAAATTATTTTATGGGCTGTACCGAATATGAGATTTTTCTCTTGCATATAGGGCATATAAGTTTCTGATTCGCTTTCGCAAGGTCGAAATCAACCTCATAACCCTGCATAACCATTATTCTTAAATCGCCTATCTTGCATTTCGGACACTTCAAAATCTGCATAGTCAGCCCCTTCCGTATATAACTTATTATTATTTGGGTTAAGTGTCAACCCCCTTTGTTATTTATTCTTTTTAGGTTCGGTTTTCATTTCAAGGAATCTTTCAGGAAAATCCTTTTCAGGTATTATCTCGAATTTGCCTGACGGATACCTTATCAGATATGAGCCTAAATCAGCCTTATAAGCCTTGAACTCGGAAGGCTTCGCTATTATAAGCGTAGCTACATTCCCTGCCCTCATTACAGAACATATGAAGCTCGTCTTATAGAGAAGCCTTTCCATTTCCTTGATGTTTGCCCCATCCCATTGCGAAGCATACACCTGAACAGGCTTCATTGAGTATTTCTTAATCATTTTTCATCACCTCGTGTTTCTTGATTATCCTCTCCCAGAAATCATAGTAAAGCTCCCTTTCAATGTAGTCTGGGCTTGTGTAATTGTTCACTCTTACTTTGTTGTAATTCGCTATAAATTCTTCCTGCTTGATTTTAACTATGAACTGCTCGTATTTCTTATAGAACTGGTAAAGTTGCTCGTCAATCTCGTCTATCAGTTCAGGTCTTGAAATAAAGCAGTTATTCCAGTTCCTGCCCTGCGAATCGAAATAGAATATCGCAACGAACTGCGCCAGAAGAGCCATCCAATGGTTGTTCGGTATCTTGTCTAACAGGAAGTCCAATGTTATATGCCTTGCCCTTATATAATCCGTATGCCCTGTGAATGTTATTTCCTGGCTGTTCCTTCTCGATAAACTGTCCTTATTATAAGTCCATACGACTAAAGGCTCGTTTATGGTAACGGTCTTAGGCTCTAATGCGAAGCATATGCCATTGAAATATGTGTCTTCATTCACCTTGCACAACGGATTGAACCTTATGCCCCATTTGTCAAGAAAGGACTTGTTGTATATCTTGCCATGAAAGTGGGTTATGTCATTGCAGGATTCATACACATGCTGTCCTGTGCCTTGAACTATTTTCTCTGAATAGAACATCCCTTTATAGATGTCATAGTCAGGATAGTCTCTGAACACTTGGAAAACCCTGTTTAATGTGACGCACGAGAATAAACAGTCATCACAGTCAATGAACATTAAGTATTTCCCTTTAGCTACATCTATTCCCCTCTGCCTGTTCATTGCAACCCCTGTGTTTATATGGCTTCTTACTCTCTTTATTTTGAGATTGTCGAACTGGTTCAGGAACTGGTCTGTTATGTAATCCCCTCCGTCATCACAGAAGATTACCTCTATTTCCCTGAAATCTATGCCTTTCTGATTATTCAGCGAATCGAATAAAGGCTTTATGATTTCCCTTGTTTCCATATAATGCGGGATTATCACAGAAAGTTTGGTAGGTATGAGCTTATCCTTTATCGTGTTCATATTCGCCATATAGGCGACAGCGTACTTGTACATCCTGTCAGACAGGCTCTCTAAGAACTTGGGATTGTAATTAGGCAGGAAGAATTTAAGGTTTGCCCCTCCTGCGAAATGAAGTATCTTCAACTGTGATTCGTCAAAATCCTTATATCTGTCAAGATACGCTATGAACGCATTGTAATAAATAGGCAGATGAAGATGTGGCTGGTCAATCCAACCGAAATAATACTCGTCTATTATCGACTGGTCTGAATAGATGTCTCTGATAGTTCCGTTTTTAGGAAGTGAAGCGTGCTTGTCAATATTCTTCATCATTTCCTTGAACACGAGTTTGTCAGGAACTATGACCATAACTCCTGCGTTTATCTCTGTGAACCCTTCCCATTCAGGAATTTTCAGTATCTTGGCAGAATCCCTTACGCATGACATATGAGGCTTGTCAAACAGTTCGTCTATGTTCTGTATAACCATTATGTCGCTGTCAAGATAGACTATCTTTGAATATTCCGTCATGTCGAATATCCAAAGCTTCTGGAATATCGTGTTCCAAATACCTACCCCCCTCTCTGCGTTCCTCTTCTTAATCACATCAGGAATGGGTATTATCGGCTTATGTATATACTCTATGCCGTTCTTCTCCAACACATCTAACGCTTCCTGTGAGATTGTCTCGTCTACTATGCACTTCAACGGGTATTTACACCCTACCCTTTCGAGATTATGCTTTAGATACACTACCCCGTTCGTGTAATCATCAGTACACAGCAATGTCATATAAACCTGATTATCCATCAATATTTCCTCCTTCTTATATCTAAAATCTGCACTTTCGGCAGACTTCGGGTTTCCATTACATATTTCTCGCAATACATGGCAAGGCAGTCAGGGGCATCGTCATAATCCACTTTCACTTTGTATGAGTATGAAGTTATGTGCCTCATTGCAGTTCCCATCTGTGAATTAGGCGAATACATTCCCTGAACTGGGAATTTCACATTATTCAGTATCGCCGCTTCCATATCATAAATCTTGTCCTCTTTCTTCTTGGTCGAATAGACTTCCGATATTTCGCAGAATGACACTCCTTTAGCCTGCAACATCATAAGTATAGTCCTCTTTAATGATGTGTCGGTGTTCCTCTCTATGTGGAGTTTCGTTATCCTGTGGTTTATTATCTTCTCTATGAAGAAAGGGTACATATCGTCCATAGGTCGCAACTCATACACACAGTCTATAAGGTAATGCTTATAGAGATTGCCTATCGGCACTTTTTTGAATATGAGCATGGTAACATAGTTCTTGCCAGTCCTTGCAGGGTCTATACAAGCCCAGCAAGTGTCTGAATCCTCGTGGGGTATGACATCATATGTGTCGAGTTTGTTATATGCGAAAGGAGTGCCTTCGGGTGGCAAGGGGTTCTGTTGATCCATTGCTGCGAATGTCACAGGGTCTTTATCCCTATCTAATCTCGCCTGTTTTGTGGGCGATTTTACAGGGTGTGTCGCTTCGTCAGTATCGTAATCAAGTTTAGGTATCTTCACGAATACGGATTCGCCGCCTTCTTTCAGTTCATCACATTCAGCGACTTCTACATACTTATGCGTAATCTTATTACCCTCTCTGCCTGCACCGAACACCCCTCTTAGATATGAAAGTATGTCATTTACCGAGTAACTCGTACCGCTCGCAATTATCCTGAACTTGTCAAGGTAATAATTCCTCTTCTTCCATATGTCATTGAATCTCGTTATATCCTTCTCATGCTCCCTCATATTACCTGCATCTTCCCTTTGGGTTATATCGTCTATAAAAAGGAATTTGGCTCTTGCACCTGTTATGGCTGTCTCCTTTGAAGCGACAAGCACATTGACAGGCTTCTTAGAGCCTTTTATTTTCAGCTGACCTGCTGATTTCTTCATAGTCTCGAACATTAATTCTTCCGAACAGGAAAACTGCTCGTAATATGGGAAAACCTTAGCATATCTCCTTGAAGTCATATAATCAACAAGCGAGTTCATGCAAGGCGTTATATTAGTCTTGTTTCCGAACATTTTGATTACATCATCATCTATGTTCACCCCTAATATGAATGAAATCATTACTATGTCGGAGTACGATTTGCCAAAGCCAGTCGGCATCTGCTTCATAAGGAACTGGACTGTTCCGTCAAGTATCATCCTATTAGCATGAAACCACAATCCGTCAAACAGAGTTCCTGCATTGTGCCAGTCCTGCTCGTCTAAAGGCTTGTCCTCTTCCATGAATAACGCAAGATGCTTTAATGACCTGAAAGCGATAAGGGCATAGATATCATCTCTGATTTCCATGCACCTCTTCATCTCTTCCTGCATATCGTCTGGTATCTGTGCGAGACCGTACTTCATATTGCCTATCTTATCTATTCGCTTCTTGTTGTGAAGTATCTTGGCTTCGATAAGAGGTAACAGCACCGAATGGCTGAATTTTACATAATCCCTTATCTTGGCTTCCGCTTCTGGGGTGCTTAATAAGTTAAGGTATTCGTGTATCTCGAATTTAAGCATTTTAGCCATATCGGAAACCAACTCTACCATAGATTCAGACATGTCGCAGTCCTTATGCATCTTCTCTGCGACCTGCGAATATTTACCTATTACTTTAGCCATGCTCTCTTTAGCCATTTTTACTCCTTAGTTTGACTTTCTCTGACCTTTAATTATTCCCTATTATTAGAATAGCACAAATATGTGTTTCCTAAAAGATTATCGTGGATTATCTCGTAAATACCGCTTCCTTGCGGGAAATTAGCCTGAAATACCACATCTTTATCGTTTATAACCCTATCTCCATTCAATAATCTCAATGCCGTTCTGACTGACTTCATTGTGGGTACGATTTCATCAAATAATCCGTACTTTATGTGGTGGTATTGACCTTCCTGATATGCTACTTCCCTTATGGTATCAGGAAAGTCTTTACTCGCCACTCTGTTCATCAGCACTTCCCCCACGCACATCCTGATGTATTCGTCAAGCCAGTTCATTCCTGCTTCTGCTTCGATTATCTTGGATAAGATTTCTAAATCCTCGTATGTGAACTTGCTCCCCCCATACAGGTCTATCTTCTTATCCCTCTTAACCATATACACTTCGCCCATCTTCTCGTCCTGATTCACCACGCATTCAGCCATAAACTCTGAATAGTCTACATCAGCGAACACATTGATAGGTATCAATATGAGAATAAGGATAAACAGTTTAATTATCAGATTTGCTCGTTTTTTCATTTCCCCATTTTATACAAATTGGCATTTTGCCCTCCTTTTAATATAAAGTGAATATTACATAATGGTCTTTAATCTGTGTTATCATAAACCATTCATAATATATTCTTCCGTCATCTTTGTCATCCCATGTCACATCAACGAAATAGCCTATCCCATTGACTGTGATTAAGTTCCATGCGTGAAGTCCTCCCCCTGCTGTGCCTATAAAGACATTACAAGGGATTCCCAAGTGTAAAAGGATTTCTCTGTAAGCCAACGCATAACCCTGACATACTGCTTCGCCCTCTACTAATGCTCCATATGATGTATAGCAGTTATCCGTAAATCCATACTTCACATTTTTTATTAGCCAATCATGTGCCATTCTCGCTTTCTCGTACTCGCATAGATTTATATACTGTTCTGCCACTTTATGAGCTTTATAATCCGTAATCGCTTCTCTGTCTGCATTTACTGGTATGGATATGAGCATTAACAGAATCAATATAAATGCGAGTTTCTTCATGTGTTAGCCTCCCTCAATAATGCGATTGTCAAGTCCTCTTCAAGATAATCCCCGTCTAAAGGCTTGGCGCACCTGTCATTGATTGCGTGCCATTCCTCCACGATAAGGTCATAATAGAAAAATCTGGCATTGCCCTCTTTCGCCATAGTGGTGTTTATATGCCCCGTCACCCCTATCATCCTGCCCTTATAGAAGAATTTGGCTATCTGCGTTGCGTTTTTGCCGTAAGCCACGCAGTTGAAGAAGTCAGCCTCGTTATTCTTTGCGAACCTTCTCGGAACAGCCACCGAGAACTTGCACGCCTGATTGCCGTTCTTCGTCTTCACCGCTAACGGGTTCTGAACCATGTAGCCGAGTATTTGGATTTTGTTCATCCTTCCACCCTTTCATTATTTCGTGGTATTCCCATGTCATTCCCTTTTCCCTCGTAACGCCTTTGAGCATATCCGCCTTCCTTCCTCTTTATCGAACACAAAGTCTTGAAATCCCTTCTGGTCTTGCCGTCTATTGAAGCCAGTTCCTCCATGATTACAACGCTTTCAGCCAATAGGTCTAAATCGTCAGATGACATATAATCTGCCACCATTCCTATAAGGCTTGATTTCAACGCTTCCCTGAAAGATGCGTCATCCTTTATGATTATCTCGTTTTCCTGCTTTATGTCTTTGTCTTTTATAAGTGGCATTTATTCCTCCATTAATTCGTACAGTTCCTGCATAGCCTTGTATGTCTCGAACATCAGATCACACGCTTTCTTCATCTTCGCCTTTATGTCCGACTGCTCCTCACACCATTCAGGCTTGACCGCATACCCTTGCGCTACGCCGATTCTCTCTGACAGCACATTCACTTCTATATCCTTTACCTCTATCACAGTCTCAAAGCCGTCATCCTTCATCTTTTCAGCCTTGAACACATATCTCTTGCCTTTCTCGAATTTATCATCCATTTTCCCTCTCCATTGATAAAGATTGGATATTCATTCAACCCTCCCTTCCCGTGAAATGCACGCAACCGAAATTCTCGCCGACACAGAAAACCGCATCATACTGCTCGAAGTCCTCATATATCAGCATATCATCTTCCAACGGCAGATGCTCGTTACCCGTATATACGAATTTATCGCAAGAGCAAGTTCCGAAATTCTTGCCCTTAACCCTATCTGTCTTTGTGTAATACTTGCAGTCCTTACATAATCCCATTCTTATCCCTCCTTTTTCCCTTTCTTAATACACAATATCATATCGTATCATGGGTGTCAACAGATTTTTTGTCGCATATTGAGAGGAGATAGCAAGGATGGATAGTAAAGTTTAATTTAGTATTGAGGGTGAGGTAACCCCGCGCCTTTCATGTAAAACGATAAAATAGGGTACGGGTATGCTTCTTTTAGGGGCTTTTATTGGTTAGTAGTGATGTTATATTGCTTTATAATAAAAGTGTCTAAAATTAGGTTGTACGGCTTTGTATTGGCAACAGAACGGATCAACAGATTTACGGCTATTTTGCCGGATAAAATCCCACAAACGAACCTTTACGGGATAAGCAATAGAACTACAGATATATACAGATGTTTAATGGCTGTTTTTAATATCCCTTAATTCCTATATGGTTTAGTAGGAATTAGGCTATTACCGGCTAAAATCTGCAGTTATCATATAGACACCCATCAATATGTTTTTTAATCAATAAGGATAACAAACTGCTTAATAAATGAAGTTATAGCTATACTATATCGATTAAGAGGTATACCAATAAAGGAATATAGGAATAGATATCCATATGAATATTATACGAAAGAATAGGAATATAGCAATATATAATACCATAGTATCAATAACTACCAAACTATATATATACCTATATTATAAGGTTTATATACCTATGGTATTATATAGGGAAAAATGGCGATATTTTAAGGAAAACGAAGCAAAACGGAGCATTTAAGAGAATGAGAGAGATATATTGATGTAAAGGACTAAAATGGACATATACATATATGATATAATATGATACAATACTTATATAAATAATAAATCCCTAACGGGTAGAAAGAAGGGAAGAAATGAAAAAGTTCACACAAAAAGAATTAAAAATGTTGGTTAAATTAGGTGTTGCGACTGATATATCAAATGGAAAAAACAAGAACGGTTTAGAATGGAATCTTGATGCATTATATCAAAACACCGAAAAGGTCGGGGTATCACACGGCAAATATGGTATAAACGGCGGGCTTTTAAAAGATAAACAGTTAAACATTTATTATGTTATCATAGGTCGCAGTTCTTTACTGTTCAGGTTTTTTTAAGCAGAGTAACAACGGCTTTTGCCGTTGGTAATGCACAGTCCGGTTACAAGTCCGAACAGTAGCAAAATATTAAAATCCCTAATGGGTAGAAAGCAGGTACAAAATGAATAACTATGAAATAGCAAGAACAATTAAGCAGGAATTGAGAAGAAGGCGTTCGGTTGTGCCTAAGTGTTTCACGCTTGGCTATATCCAGTCAATCTATGAACAAAACTACAATATGACTTCCGAACAGTACATAAAGCATGGTGGCGTTTACTGTACCATGCTTGAAGTAATAAACGAACACAGAACAGCTAACGCAGAGTAGACCGCCTTAGGCGGTTTAATGCACAGTCCGGTTACAAGTCCGGACGCATAATTTATAAAATCCTGGAAAGGTAGAAAGAAGGAAAGACATGGAAAAAACAAAAGCGATCTATTTAAGGGAAGGCAAACAGACGGAGTTATTACAGCTCATGTCCAAAGCCAAAACAGAAGCGGAAAAAGTGGAAATATTTAGGGCTTATGAGCCTAAAGAGAAAAGGAGAAGGAAAAATGAAAGAAGTATCATATTTTAATTACGGGAATTATTCAAGCGATAACTACGGAGTAAACACTCTATGCTTTACTAATGATAGCGGCAAGTTCTGGTTCAGTTATGAAACATTGGTTGCTTTTAGCGTCAATAATGAATTTCATATCATTAAAAACTACTGGGGTACTACTACGGGCAAACATTTAAATTGGATTAATAGTGATAAATCCATAAGAGAAGACAAAGAAACTTTTGAAGCTAATTATAATAGATTAGTTAAAGATTAAAAGGGGGTGATCCTAAATCTACGGCATTTACCGCCGTTATGTACTCTTAGGAGTATGTAACGGTTGCAAAAACCGAAAATAAATAAAAGTCCTGATATCAGGCGGAAAGAAGGGAAAATTTGAACGGTTTTTGAGCCGTCAAGGCGGGTCAAGCTATTTGCAATTGATGTATCACAACGGTGATGTAGCAGCTGTAATCTGTAGTAATCTGTTGTAATGTGTTGGTTGTAATCTGTAGTAAACTGTTGCAATGTGTTGGTTGTAATCTGATGTAAATCAGAAAAAATATATAAAATCCTGGAAAGGTAGAAAGAAGGGAAAAAGATGAAAACTTTAGCAGAATTAAAAAGAGAAGCAAAAAAAGGCAATATGTATTTAGAAATGGTATATCGTTTTGGATCTGATATACCAGAAAAACTAAAAGGAAAAAGGAAAGTAATCGGTTCTAACAGCGTATCAATATCTTTATTGACTACTGATGGAAGAAAATCAGAATTAAGGCTTGAAAAAGCATCACTTGTTGAATATGACGGTGAAATGCTTACTATTTATGGAGCAGGGAGCAGGGAACTGAACGAAAAGGAGCAAGATATAATAAACGAATGGAAAAAAATAACAAGCACAAAAGAGTACAAGGAAAAAGCATACCATGATGCCATATCAGATGGAAGCATAACTTATTGGAAAGAAAAAATATTTTTCAAAGATAAAGGAGCTTTATATCTTATGGGATGTGAAAAACAAAAAGGATTGCTATACGATTTTAATGCTAATTTAATTATTGATGAAAACATAAAAGGGAAAAAGGAATTGCAATATAAAGTTTATAAATCATAAAATTTAATATAGGCGGTTTATCCGCCTTTATGGGTATTGGATAATATCCGTAAAGGTGCATAAAGCACTAATATATTAAAAATCCCTAACGGGTAGAAAGAAGGAAAAAATGAGAAGGTACAGAAAAATTGGATCGTGTATCGGTGGCAGAACTCTATCATTCAACGAAAAGTTGAGCTTTGCAGGTTTGGAGATTGTCCCTGAGTTTTTGGGCGATAGCATTATCTACAAGGGCAAGAAAATCTCAGTTGATTTAATTAAAATCAGTTTGAGCGAAAAAGGCTATAATGTCTATGCTTTAATCTGAGGAGGTGAAAAAATGAAAAAGCACATAATAAGAGAAGTACCACTAGAAAGTTATGACAACAGTTATTATTTTGATGATGACGGATTAACAGAAGCAGGAGGAGATTATTGCAATAACCTGTTTATCATATCAGATTCAAGAAGGTTAGATGGCTTCAATATGGAAGAATACAAACGGCTGAGAGAGCAGGCGGAAGCGATAATTAACGGTTTTTATGATGTATCTAATAAATGGGATAACGGATATAATAGTTATGACACATACAAAGAATGTATGGAATATAACGACATAAAATATACTAGCAGAAAGTGCCATTTATTGAAAGAGTGGGCGGGATATGCAGATTCTGAAAATCCCGACAATATAGCAGAATTTTTAACAATAAAGACCGGCAAGAAGTGGGAAACACAAAGCGCTTATGGTTACAGTCAAGGTGATTATGTTGAAATGGTTTATTGTCCTGAACATTATAAAGACGGCGTAAAAGCTTATGGTGAGATATGGCTTGGAGCATATAAGGAATTTTGTGTTGTTGATTTAGACGATTCAGGAAATGAAGTTGATACATGTTATGGTTTTTGCATTGCAGATTGCCAAGTTAAAGCCGAAGAAGACTATAAAAAATTAGTATGCGAATGGGCAGGTATAAAAGAAGAAGAAACAAGCCTTGAAATGATAGACGAACAAAAGCATTACACAAAGTATATTTATAAAGAAGTAGCATAGGAGGAGTAAATGAAAACATTATATGAGAATAACACTGATGGAAGATGCATAAAAGGGGGGTGATTTATGATCTACCTGATAGGTTTTGTCGTGATGTTTTTCTGGTTGCTGGCTAAGGGCAACGGATAAGCCGGAAAAAGAAGCTTTAAAAGGCTTCTTTTTTTGTACCTTGCTTAATGGCTCCGTAATGCGATTTTAAAGGCTTTTGAATTTAGGTATATCTTTATATTACTTTTGCATA